CGAAGTATGTCTTTACACATGCTATATCTTCACTTTTTTCAGCCTTAACCCACTTATTGAAAGGTCTTTTCTTGGACCTAACTATATTTAGTAAATAGTCATTTTGCAGTTTCTTGTCTAGGAGAGACCTACGATTCATTTCATTGGCGTATATGATACAATCCTTATGATAGGAAAGCGCACGATTCACTAGAAATGGTTCATAGGATTTCTCTGTAACATCATCTACAATCAACTGCTTTTTACCCTGCAGGATCTGATTTACATAGTCAAATGGATTACTCATAAAATTTATTAAGATTATTTTTTCGTGAGAATTCTCTCAACTTACCAGAATTAGATGCATCATTGCCAGTCTTTCTTGTTGTTGTATTTTCAGCAAGATTTAATAGCGGTGGACCATTCCAACGTCTTTGATACAAGTAAATAAACTCTTGCTCAACAACACTTAAATATCCTCTAACATTCTGTTTTTGTAATAAATCGCCAGGAATACAAATATTCATAAAGATAGTTTTGTGTGTATTTTCTTCGGGCAAATATTTTTCATGGAATGGAAGATATTTCATATCAAAAGTATCATTTATTTTTATTAAATGTCGCCAATGAGTTTTTTGTCTGTATCCAAAAGCCGTGAAGTATTTGCCTTTGTTGCTATCGTAAGTATATTCAAAAGCCGTGCCGCCAGACATTCCTATGTAGAATGTATCTTCTAATTCATAAGGCAAAACTTTTTCGCTTGGTTTTTCTTCAGCAAAAGTAAACGCATATACAGCCGCAGAAATGTGATTTCTTCGTTCTTTTACTTCTTGTTGTGTAAACCATCCAAGAGATTTACCGCCATCATCATATAGATAACTCATGTTAACATCCTAATCAAACCAACCATATCAATACACACTAGAAGCATGTAGTTAGCAAGCATGCCAAATGATTTCCTAGTATAAGCAGCCCAAGCATGGATAGCACAGCCAGTAATCCACACAGGATAAAGAGCCAAGAGGGGAGGATTTGGTACGGTAAGTGCCATTGTAATGCTACACCCAATACTAATAATCCAAGCAAGAAGCTCGGCAACAAAGCGAATGCGATTAGACTTAAAGTCATCTTTGATCCAATCAAATGTGGGTTTAAATAAATCTAATATCATAGATTTTCCGATTCAAGTTTAACATCATGGTGGTGTTTTAGTTTCAAGTATGCATTGAAAACAGACTTAGGCACGATACCTTCTCCATATTGGTATGTAATCTGCTCAATCGCTTTAACTAATTCCCGAGAATATTTAATCTCAGTATATGTTCCAATTGGATGTACTTCAAAATCACTCATACAAACTCCACACTCACCATCAACTCAGTCAAACATGCGACGGTGTTAATCTCAGCATCAGCAACGAATGCTTGCTTATATTGATAGTCGGCTAGAATAATAACCGCTTGAGGTATGCTTTGTGGTTGCAATACTTCATAGAGACTATCATACAGTTTACGATACAATGTTGCGGCATCAAAGTCAGCAGTAGCAACCCATTTACGAATTGCACCAAAGTCTTTGTTCTTCAAGTGTTTGGTGATTTCTGCAATTGATATGTCACCAATCTGTGCGAGAATACCAACATCAATTTTACCAAACTGTGAGTAGCGTTGCAACTCATTCAAAATTCGCCGAAAGTCTGGAAAGTGTTTCTTGACTAATTCAGCAATTACCTTGTCTTCATACTCAACATTTTCACTTTGCAAAATTGACTGGATGCGTTTAAAAAACTGCGCCGCCATCTTTGTCTTTTCATCATTCTTTAATGTAAAGTCAACAACCGCACACCGACTGTGTAGTGGATCAATGATGCGATTCTTGAAATTACATGTAAAGATGAAAGAACAGTTGGATGCAAATTCTTCCATTGCATTACGCAAAGCTGGTTGTGTTGAATTTGGATTCAGATAGTCAGCTTCATCAATGATGATAACTTTACGACCACCAGTGAATGACATTGACGAGGCAAAGTCTTTAATCTTGGTACGAAAAACATCAATGCCTGATTCATCTGAACCGTTAATCATAATGTAATCAGCATCAATTTGATTACACATTGCCTTAGCAACAGTGGTCTTTCCTACACCTGCACCGCCAGATAGTAACAGGTGTGGAATCTTTTCTGAGTTTACATATTCTTGAAACGGCTTTTTCAGACGTTCTGGTAGAATACACTCCTCAATAGTTTTGGGACGATGTGCTTCGGTCCACAATAAATGTTGCATAGAAACTCCATAATAAAAAATTCAAAAAATCAACCTTCGTTGGTTGAGCCAAGTTCAGTAGCAACCCAATATTGCAATGGCTTTGTGGTGTTCTTAAAGTGTGCAATACCTTTGAAAGAAATAGAAACTTCATAAGAACCAGGAATCATTTTCATATTCTCAGTCTTGAAAAGCATCTTGTATTTCTTACCATTACCATCAGCGACTTCAAGTTGATTGCTATGGGTAGATGTGTTTTTGTCATCAAAGGCTGAAAGAAATATTTTATTTCCGTCAGATTTTATTGCAATGTGTGGTGTTCCAAGAATAGAAGATGCCCGTAGACTATATTCAAGGTCTTCTTGGGTGAGTGTAAATTTAACTTCCACATCAGGCATTTTAACCGATTTGTCAGTTGCATTTTTAATCATGCCGGCATCACAGATACGATAGTTACTTGTTTTACGACCACTACTATCATTGATGATAGCGGAACTTGTTGCCATATCAAGGTGAAGTTGGGAATCATCCGGATGCAAACTCAATGCGGCCAGAAACTTATTCAAGTCATAAATACCAAAATCTTCATCAATCGTTTCTGCGATTGTAGTTTCAGCCAATACTTGTCGTTGTGCGTCACAAGTACGCAATACGCTACCCTTACGGAACATAATTCCATCATTGATAGATGCAAAGTTTTTCAATACACTCAAGGTGTCTTTAGACAATTTCATAATATACTCTCCAAAAAAATTTAATTATACAACATTCATTCAGCATTGTCAAGCGAATACTTAACATCATGCTCAAATAAAAATGATAGACAACACATAGCATGGGCTAGGTGATGTATACCTGATTCTGGGTCTAGTTGCTCACCCATTTTCCATGCCCATATATGGCGTTCCAGTGCATCAAAGTATCTGCGTTTGGAATCGGGAACTCTTTTCCAGTTATCTCTTTCATACTTCTGAGCACCAAAAGTAAGAACCCTTACCATTTCTTGTTGAGCAAGAGGCGGAATCAAACCATATTCTAGTTTGTTTCCGTCAAACTTACGACCGCCTGTAGTAGCAGTCTGTGATGCTGTAATAGCATCAAGTTGTGCTTCCCAGACATTTGCCATTACAGTTTACCCGTCAATTCAGCAATCTTAGATAGGTTACCCGTGAAAGGATATGTACCGATATGTTGTGTTTTCATCCATGGGCACAAGAAGATAGAACCTCCAGTTTTGCGCCATAGTTGACAAAACATATAGTCTTCACTTAGGTATCTTTCAGAACCACCTCCTGTTGCGCTATCAAGTGTATCAATCACGGTATCAAAATACGCATGAATGTACCTTGAACCATCAAAGTGTGCTTGCCCAACGTGGTCAGGTTTGTAACGCAATTGGGGATATTTTTCTTCCAAGATTGGAAACACTTCTCGCTTGACCATCATGTAGCCAGTACCAATCTCCAAAACTTCTAGAGGTTCAGTCACGGAGAATTGTTGAGTGCCTTTAACAACGTTAAACACATAATCACCAACAAGATTTTCTAATTCTTGTGGTGCTAAGTCTGGATGTTTACGTGCGGCCAGTGCGATATTGTTCCAGTTGATAGCCTTCTTGGGATAAGGACCACCAATAACATCTTTATCAAGTGCTAGAAGTGCGACTACATCTTGTGGATTATAGTGAACATCAGAATCAATAAACAGTAGATGGGTACATTCGGAGCGGAGAAATTCATCTACCAAATAATTTCTAGCCCGTGTGATTAACGATTCATTGAACAAAAACGAAAATCGTGTTTCAACGCCATATTTAGACATGACTGCTTGCAAGTCAAGGCAAGCCTTAACATACATGCCGTGTGCCATGCCACCATACATTGGTGTCGCAACAAACAATTTATGCTTCTTCAAGTCTTCAATTTTAACTTTTATTTCCATAATTTATCCATAAAAAAAGAGGATGCGATACAAGTATATATCACATCCTTCTTAGCAATCGCCTAGGGATTAGGCAAAAGTGCTAACACCCTTTGCACGTAGGGCTTTGATACCTTCTGCAACCATGCGCTTGGTTGGCTGACCAAGGCGGTAGAAGGAGATTTTACGACCATTAGCAAGAGTTTTGCTGTTGGTGTAAATTGCATGGCCATCTTCACGCAATTCGTTGATACGTGCGGCAACGTTGACAATACCAAAACGTGCCCGAGCCTGAGCAGTGGTGAAGGTGTTGTAGCCATCAGTCTTGCTCAAAGCGGCAAGCATTTTTTCTTTAGTAGTCATCTTAGACATAGTAAAACTCCATAATAAAACCACACTTTAATAATACACTTGAGAGGTGGTCATTCTCAAGATTCATAATTATAACAAACCACTAAGAGTAAGTCAATACTCTTAGTGGTAAATGTATCAATTAAAATGGTACTTCTTCAATATGTGAAGGTACATTCACTGTAACAGGATCTTCTTCTTTGGCTGGTGCATCAAGTTTGGTATACAAGTCAAGGAAAGACATTTTGGTATCGGTATCAAAACGATTCAAACACAATGATACCGCTTTCATTCGATCACCATGCACACCATATGTTTTGCAAATGTGTACCAGACGGCGAGTGGAGATAATTTCATCAACACCACCTTCGGAGAAGGTTTTGCGAATTACATCAGCCCAAGTAACAAGTTTCTCGGCAAATTCATCATCGGTACGACCAGCGGAGGTCAATTCTTTTTTGATGATTTTACGTTCAACTGCAACAGGAGGATATTCTTGTTCATATGTATTCAAGAAACGTTCCAAGAAGGCTTCGTTCAATACGTTGGTGAACATGTAACGACCATCTTCTGAGCCTTTACCTTTTGTATTTGCAGTGGCAACAATCGTAAAGCCTTCGGCTGGGTAAACAACTTCACCTTTTTTCTTCAACATAAAAGGCTTACCTTCTAGTACCCGTTGCAAGCAGGACAAGTTTTGTGCGCCGTAGTCAATTTCATCAATACACAAAACGGCACCTTGTCGTGCGGCTGTAGTAACGGGACCGTCACGCCATTCCATCTGACCGTTAATCAAAACAAAGTTACCGAGCAAATCGCCTTCATCGGTTTCTGGTGTCATTGAGATACAAACGAATTTGCGTTTTGCTTTGGCACAGGCTTGTTCAACGGACATTGTTTTACCGTTGCCAGATTGACCAGTGATAAAGATAGGAAAGAATTGTTTACTGTTTACGATAGCCAGCAAATCTTCATAGTTGCCAAATGGCACATAATTTTTGTATACTTGAGGAATTAGATTTCCAGTCTCAAGGTCAGTAGATACATTAGCAATTCGATTTTGTGCAACAGGTGCAACAGGTGCGATTTCGGTTTTCTTCATAGGTAAAACTTGAGCAGATAAATCAACTGTGGAAACATTAGTTGGTAGTTTATATAGCCCACGACCAGCACGATTTTCTGGATCTTTTGTGAACCATTGTGGATATTTTAGGTCGGCCTCATTACAAATTGCCCAGATATCTTCAACATTCAAAGTGCTTTTGCCTGTAGCAAGAGCCAAAGAAATAAACTTCTCACGGGCGGAAACATTCACTTTACGCATAATATAAACTCCATTTCAATCAATCAATACAATAATTATAACAGGGAAACACCACTTTGTCAATAGGTGGTGTTGTAAAAATGTCACAGAGCAATCTCGCCAATGAAACGATTTACCAAAACACGGCTTACTTGTTTCTTCTTATTCATTTTCATAAATGCATTCTTTAGTTTACCAGCAGTAACTGCACCATCAACATGTAAACTTTCGTTTTCAATGTCAAGGTCATCGCCACCAGGAATAATAAAGAATTTATTGTATCCAGAATTTTTAGATTCTAGGAATCTTTCGACTTTGATGATTTGTGCAAGTTGTTTAGTCGCTTCTTTTCTTTGATAGTAAGAATCATTAGAGTGACCCTCATAAACTTGGCGCAACGATTCACCTTTTTCGTTGATGTAACGGCGCTCAATGCCAGCACGGAGACCAGCACCAGTTCCAGCAATGAAGAAACCGATAATCTTAGAACCTGTAGTTTTGCGATACCAATTGAAAACTGATTTACGCACAGGACATTCATCATCATCAACCATCAATTCTTCAAATTTATTTTTCGTATCACGCAAAACAAGATTGTACTGGCCGTGACCGATACCTACCGTGCTAGAGTAAGATTGACCTTTGTAATCTACACGCTCACCAATTATGGCGGTAATTCTGTCTGCATCACCATCGTGCATGATAACCGTGTTCACAATATCAAGATTGTTCACTTTGCGGAATTGCTCAACAAGCGGCTTCAAGGCAATCATTGCTTCGGTCATAGGAGTATTTGACAAATTCTCAGTCTTAGGTGTTGAAAATTTACGATTGCCACGATAACTATAACTACCAGACAAAGCCATGATATTTTTAGAGCACCGGGTAAATTCACTTGCACTCATTTTTGAATTCAAATACTCACGCAAGAAAACATCTGAGCCACTTAATTCGTGGAGGTTTTTGGTGAATGAACGATTATTTTCACGACCGTGGTCAAGTTGAAAAGCACCGGTATCATTGCCAAAACCATAAACAACAAAAGGAATATTCACTTTGCGGCAGAACATTGCGAGAACCAAAATTTGTTCCCATGATGATTCCATATTGTTTTGCATTGAACCCGAACGGTCAAGCAACAAAACTAAACCATGCGATTTGCCTTTTGGTACAAAGGTTGCTTTGCGGAAAATATTGTCATCAACTTGGTATTTGTAGATGCGGTTAACATCAATATCACCAGTCTCAGAAATTTTCTGTTTGGAATATTTTGATGCGGCTTTACGCATTTCAAATTCTTTCGCAAGCAGAGAAATGTAACGGTCATTCCGATTTTTGAATTCACGGAGCAAAACATTCTGAGTATCTTTATATGAATCAAACCGGTCAGCCCAATACATTTCCATCAATTCATGTACCCGTTTGTATGGAGTAAGAATCTCAGAATAAATTGGAGTTGGCAAATTCACATACAAATATTCTTTGCATGATTTGTCCAACAATTGGCTTTCGTTTTCACGGTACTTTTCATCGGTTTCACAAACTGGTTCAAAGTCTTCATCTTCACTGATACTATTGTGTGATTCTTTATCACGTTCAATTGTATTGCTTTCTTCTGGCTGTTCTTCCGAGGTTTCTTCGGAATCGGAATCAGATTTACCAGATTCAGATTTTTTTGTATCTTCACCATCGGATGATTCTTTTTCAGTTTTGCCATCTTGAGGTTGGCCATCTTCCTGATTTTCTTCTTCATCATTAGAAGAATCATCATTGCCGTCCATGTCCGTTTCATAATCACCATCTTCATCATCATAGAATGAATTCAATTGGTTAAGTTTACTATCTTGGATTTCTTTTTGTTCGGTTTTTGAATAGTCAAAAATTGCTTCGGTAATACGGACAACATCTTCCCACGTTTCGCACGATTCAACATCGGCTAACATTTTGGTTTCTTCATTGTTGAATTGAATACCGAGTGAGACACCACCTTTAGTGTAAAGGTTCAAGCGGTCAATGAAAGGCAAAGCATTGACATTTCGGTACTTGATACCGAAAAAATCTTTTTCTAATAGTTGACCGTATGCTTTGACAAACGATTGACGTAGGCCAGGGAAACGGCGTTTGACTTTTTTCTCAATGCGGGCATCTTCAACCACATTCAAGAAGTTTTTGAAATTCTTATTAAATTTGCCAGTGCCCATAACTGCATTGTGCCAACCTTCTTCTGGCGTTTCTAATGCGTGACCAACTTCGTGACCTGTCAGCAAATCATACATTTCGCCAGACATATCTTTCCAGACTGGAAGGGTAAGAACACGGTCTTTAAGATTAAAAGAAGCCGTGGATACTTTGCGGTGCTCAACGGTGAGGTTTTCGGTAGCCATCAACTTGGCTAATTGGGATTTGGATTCTTGAGTAAACTGCATGGTGTTCCTTCTAACTACAGATACAAGTATATCAGGACCAGAACGAATGTCAAGTACTACTAAAGTATTGTGTTGTCAAAAAACAACTATCTTTCTTCTGCCAAAATGCGGGTCTATTATTCCAACAATCTGTGGTAACACTTTCGTATCCATATTTTCTGAGTGTCTTTCCGAACAATCTTCCCATTTGTTTTCCATCATAGACTTCGGTACCATCTTTGTATTGATTGAAGTGACCAATGGCTCTTCCGTTGAATGTGTTAGCAATCAACATATATGTTGGTGACCCTTGTTCAATCACATCAATCAAATGCTCAATCGGTCTGTCAAAGTGTTCAAAGTATTCGGAAGCAAAAAACAAACTTGTTCCTGGCTTTTCAACTTGTGTAAGATTTTCAATGATTTTGAAATTGTGTTTGTCGCCCAACTCTGTTGCCATCTTATACTGGTAACTATCTTTTAGATTTGTACCATAGACATTTGAGTTCGGAAACAATTCTTTCATACCAACTGTAGTATAACCGAAACCGCATCCCAAGTCAACCACATTGTCAACATTACCAATGTACTCAACTATACTTTTACCAAACATGGACTTCGGTGAATTGATTTCTTTGAGATACCTTCTAGAGTATTTTGACCAACACATCCATACTTCGCAGAAATAATAAGCATCAGAGTAAACAGAATAGTCTGGCGTTCCTGTTTCCAATGATGCATACCATCTATTCTCAAGGTCTTTCATCTGACGCATATCATCATCGGGTATGATTGCCCCATCATGCGCTTTCATACAATTCAATGTGACTTTGAATGCCGCCTCAATATCTATGTCTGCAACCTTAGCGCAGTTTTCAAGATACCGCTTTAGACTCTCTTTGCCTATTTCATCAACAATACTCATCAATCTGGTTTCCAATTACGAATCAACTTCATTCCATATTCGTTGTTGCCTTCTGGAACTATTGCATCAGGTTTCATTCGCAACTTGTTTACTTTGAATGGATTGTAGTCAACATAATGATGCCAACGACCATAACGCCAAACAACTCTTGCAACATCTGGATGCATATCTGCAAGCATCTGTGATTTGTTGATTGTACCGCTACTGTTATAACCAGTCTTCTTAAAGTTTTCATCAGCATCTGCAAATTCTTTATGATAGAATTCTTCGGTGTTACCACCCTTAACTGTCTGTGTAGCCGCCTTGCCTTGCAAGAATGCATTGAACTGAATGGTACAATCACCATCTTTCAACACGCGGAGACAGATATCGGTATCTTCATTGTATCTACCACGCCAACGATGTTTACAATCATTGGAGATTAGCAAACAGGAATAGATTCGTGTGTTAGTTACGAATGGTGGATACTTTGAATTTGGTGCAATGAAGAACCGATACTGAAAGCCAGAGATTGGTACATTCTCAAAGCGGTCAATGAAATCTTCTGCGGCTCGGAAGATAGCACCAGATTCAACACGATAGCGTTTGTTCTGATTTAATCTATAGAAGTCAGAGATATTATCATCTAGTACCCAATGCTTTTCGGTACCAATTTCAATCGCATGATCCCAACACCAATTTCTAGCACGACCTGGTCCATCACCATGATTACTGAATGGTGCAACTAGCAATGTAACATATGGGCGAATCTTAAATTCATCCAGTGCTTTTTCATAGTTGTCTAAGTCTTGTGGCTCAATCGCAATGTAATGAGGAACTTTCATACGAGCGAGTGAGCGGGAAGTCAACATGGATTCATGCCGACCCTTAGATATAATATAAACTGGATACTTAGGGTTAATCATTCTACAATCCAACGATTCAAGGAGTTTTCTTCAATGTCAAGTTTTGGATACCAAATACTTTTACTCTTTTCAGTTATGTCTTGTTCAATCAACTTAGCAAAAGCATCATAGTCTGCTTTGTTTCGGAAGTTCACATACAGTTGTTTCCATGGAGGATTATCATTCTGGTCAAAAGTTGGCATACCTTTCCAATACTTCTTAAAGAATTGGTCTCTGGTAAGCAATGAATCATCAACATCATCTACAGGAAGTTTTTGTTCTTGTGTTTGTTCACCATCCATGAATTTAGAAACATCATTGATTTCATCACTCTCAAAATCAAGACAACTCTCATACTCGGTAGTTTCATTAACCTTCACATCGCTCATTTTGAATTCCTCACAATTTTCTTAATTAACTTAGTTTGACGTTTTCTTGCCATCTGCATAGCAAGAGGTTTAACTTTCTCAATAAACACTTTGCCATCAAGATGTTCTAGTTCATGCTGAAAGCATTGTGCTGTTATACCACGCAACCACAACTCTTTTGGCTGTGAATATTCATCATAGTAATTTACAAGAACACCTTCATATCTAGGTACACCAACAAACAATGCTGGATACGACAAGCAACCTTCACGCATTAGTTTTGGATCACCATCAACATCAATGATTTTTGGATTGACGCAAACCATTTGAAATTGGTCTGTACCAATCACAAACATTCTGAATTTAAATCCACACTGATTAGCTGACAGCCCAACACCATTATAGGTATGCATTGTCAATTTCAATTGTTTGATAAATTTTTGAATCTCTGGTTGCATGATTTGCGACATATCAAATTCTTCAACTGGTGTTCTTAGTAACGGATTACCTTCTGTCAGAATAGGTAATGGTAGAATTTTTTCTTCTACGACTTTGGTTGGAGATTTAGTCTCCGTATTAATAACTAAAATATCATTATCATTCATTTTACTATCCTTGAAAAATTATTTACCTTCTCAAACCGAATTAAGTTTCGGAACTTATCTTGCAGTATGTCACCCTTGTGTGATATCACAAACAGATTTACATCTTCAAGCATCTGTAGAATTGTCATCAAGTACTCAGTTCCATTATTATCTAGGCTACTATCAAACACTTCATCTAGAATCAACAAATTGGTATTTGTGGAATTCTTAAGTTTTGCTACTGCTCTCCAAGTCAACATAAGTGCCATATCAATTCTTTGTTTCTCACCTTCACTAAAAGATGCGTAACTGAATTCATCACGATGGCGTGACTTGATTGTTTCTTTGAAAGATTCATCAAGATTAAAATTCACAAAGAAATCCAGCGATGCTAGATACTTATTTACCATCTTGTTTATGATAGGCAAATATTGCTTAATGATTTTTGTTTTGATTCCAGTATCTTTTAACAACAGAGAGGCAGCTTCAAGATATGTCTTTTCTTCTATTAACGATTTCTTTTTGGATTCTAACTCTGCTAATTGTGTTTGCAATGCGAGAAGTTTATTGGTCTCCGAGGACAAGTTTTCCTTGGATGATGACAATACTCCTATCTCTTTCTGCAATTTTCCTATGTACTTATTCAATTCAATGATGGTTGAATTGTTGGATGCAACAGCAACTTGTTTAACCTGAATCGCATTAGAAATTTTTGTAATATCATTTAGCCGATTTTGTTGCACTAGAATGTCAGATTCAAGTTTTGTCAAACCGTGAGTACACTTCTCAACTTTATCATTCAAATCTGTTATTTGTTTTTCTTTAAATTCCAACTGGATGCTTTGGCGACAAGTTGGGCAATCATCATTATTTAGGAAAAAGTTTACGTCTTTACGATACTTTGACAAGTTGGTTTCAATCTGTGTTTCAAATTGATTTAGCTTTTTCAATTTATCGTTTACAATAGACTTGTCTTCTATCTCTTTCTGAAGGTCAGAAATAGCTGTGTTCATGGAATTGATTTCTGTTTGCACCAAATCAATCTCAAGCCAAACATTGGCTACTTCCAATTCTTTGCTCACAATCAATTCATCGGTATTCTTCTTAATTTTTTCTGTGTGTTCTTCTACCAATTTGTGTTGATTGGAACACAAATCCAATTCATGTTTGTTAGACTGAATGTTTTCTTTATTGATTGAATGTTTGTCTCTTAATAGACCATTCATTGTGGAAAAGATTTGAATGTCTAACAAGTCTTCAATGATTGCTCTGCGATCAGCCGCAGAGAGTTGCATGAATGGCACAAAAGAAGCTGAACCGAGAATGACAATTTGTGTGAAAGATTTGTAATTTAATTTGAGAATGAATTTCTCTAGGTGTTCTTGATAGTCTCTTACAGCGGCATCTTGATTCAACATTTCGCCATCAACATAAATCTCAAAGATGTTTGGTTTGATACCACGAATGATTTTGAATTTCTTGTTTCCAATATCAAACTCACACTCAACGACACAATCTTTTTGATTGATTGAGTTTACCAATTGCGGTTTATTGATTGAACGAAATGGTTTTCCGAACAGCACAAAGCACAGCGCATCAAGCAAGGTAGACTTGCCTGCACCGTTTGTTCCTACTACCAGCGTGTTTGAACTATTACACAGATTAATTTCTGTGAAGTAATTACCAGTAGAGAGAAAGTTTTTAAATTTTATTGATTTGAAAAAAATCATTCAGTCACTTCAACATTCAAAGATTCAACGTATAATTCACGCATTAGATTCTTTAGTTTATCAGAATCTACATCAAGTGTCAACCCATCAATATACTTGGAAAGAATAGTCATGGTATCTTCCGCTTGGTCAATTAATTCCTGGTCATCATCTATTGTAGTATCAGAAAAATCTTCTACCACAGCAACATCGGCTACACCAGCTTTGTTCAATTGCTCAAGCACATAATCAAAAAGATAAGCATTTGTTTTGTTTACCACAACCACTTTGACATAAGTGTCTTTGTGTACCGAGAAGTCATATGCTTTCCAGTACTCAAACGATTGTGATTCATCATCATAGCTAATCTTATAGAACATTCTACATGGATTTGAAACGAATGTCAACTCTCTTGTCTCGGTATCAAAGACATGAAAGCCTCTCGGATCATTGAAGTCAGTCCAGGTAATTTCATATTGATTACCAAGATAGTGAATTGTACCATCGGATGACTTGTGGTGAAAGTGTCCAGATAGAACCATATCAAATCTATCAAAGATTTTCTTATCTAGTCCAGCATGACAAACATTACCTCTGTCCATCTCAAAGCCAGAAATTTCAAAGTGCCCGAACACAATTTCCGACTTGGTGTCTTGCAAAAATTGAAGTGAATTTTCGTAGTTGGATGAGTTGATCCATGGCATTAATGTTATTGGAAGACCGTCATAGGTTCTTTCAACAGGATCAATATACACATTGATGTTGTCATACCTATCAAACAATTCATGCATGGCATTAATTTCGTTTGTGTTCTTGTATGTTACATCATGGTTACCAACGATAACATCCATCTTGATGTTTTCTCTTTCAAGCACATCAAAGAATCGTTTGCGCCATGAATTCAAAATGACATAGTTGATAAATTTGCGTCTATCAACCACATCA